TAAAAAAGACGCATCTAAAGACAAATCTATGCGTGCGTACTATCAAAAGTATAGCAAATTGTTAGGTGTGCTTGTTAAAACTTACGGACACTAATGAGCGCATCACCAGAACTCTATCGTAAAATGGGGTTGAAATTTACAAGAATTTTTGTAAGCTCACAGGTTTACACACCCGAAGTAAAATTATGGCGCGCTGTTGTAGTAAATGCCATAGAGGATTGCACAAATTTACATTCTGATAGAAAAAATAGTTTACAAAAAATTTATGCACATAATTGGATTACTAGCAGATGTAAAGATTTTGATGAGGTTTGTTATTGGGGACAATTGGACCCGGATGACATTTTAGAATGTTACATAGCCGCTCTTAAAAATAAAAAAATAATTTTTAATGAGAGACAAATTAAATGGTATCCTTACGACAAATTATATAAAAAAATGCTTTATTCTGAACCAGCCATACGTAAATTGTTACGTAAAAAGTTAGACAAAATGCGTTTTGTAATAAAAAACACACCCACTATTTTTTGTTCAACCATATTTGTTTCAGCTTTTTCTTAGTGCCCATAGTGCGCAAATTTCTCACATGAGTTAAAATCATTGCTGCACTAAGCAACAACATGGGATAATGATTGCCTAAAATTGCCCACCATACCCAAAATATTTGCGAAAAAAAACCAAAAAGTGGTGCATACCATGCTTTGCTTCCATAATAATAAATACTAATTACAGCTGTTATAGCACAAAAAATTTCTAAAATTAAGGAAAAGTGGGTAGTATGCATAACGAGAAAGGTTGTCTATAGGTGAAACAATGAATTTACACATACTACCTTAACACGAATATACAGGGAAACAATAATTTGTCAATAAAAAAAGGGGATTTGAATTTTTGTGACAAAATCTAACCAAATCCCCCTGAGTTATATACTCAAAACATAACACACATAATATATCCTATAATGCTCTTCCTTACAAACTTTTTTTAAAAAAAGTTTAAAACATAGCAAATATTTTAGGAAACTAGGAAAAACAAGAGAAAACTAGGAAATATTACAAAATATTTTAGGAAAAAACTAGGAATAATTCCCAAAAAGTAGGAAAATAACATATCTCTTATGGACACGACCTTGCATTTTGATTTATAAATTTACTTTCTAAGTAAATGCTTTATAGTAATTTATGACAATTTTAAAGATGAATAGATTTTATTATAATCCTTTACCGGATAATTTAGAGATAAAAAAAAGTGATATTGATGGTCATGGGATATTTGCAAAACATAATTTAAAAAAAGGTGTTGATTTAGGTTCTACACACATTAAAGTTCCTATGATTTATGGTTACGTCAGAACACCCTTAGGTGGTTTTGTAAACCATAGTATAGATAACAATTGCATATTATATGTAAAAGAAGACTGGGACGATTATATAATATATAATATAATTACAACAAAAAAAATTCTTGCAAATGAAGAAATATTGTTAAACTATGAGAAATAATAATTTTGTCATAAACGGATACTGTCCAAATATATATAAAAGTAATTATGCCACAAAAAAGCAAACAATTAAGAACAACAAGCGATCTAACGGACAAACAAAAAAAGTTTGTTAATAATCTTGTAGAAAATTGGGGTCAAATTTCAAAGGTTGATGCTTTGTTAAAAGCTGGCTATAGTTCAAAAAGTAAAGACGCCGCTATGGTGATGGCTTCAAGATTTACAAACCCCAATCTAAACCCACATATTTGTCGATACCTTGAGATGCGATTGCAGGAGGAACAACAAAAATACGAGAAAGACAAATTGAGACGTTATAAAATCTTTGAAAGATTAAGGAATGGTGCTGAGGCAAAAGGTCAATATACAGGTGCAATAAACGCAGAGTTCAGATCGGGTCAGTTAGCAGGACAATTTGTAGATAAAAAAGAGATTTCTCATTCAACTTTAGAGGGTATGAGTAGGGATCAACTAGAAAAAAGGCTTGAGGAATTAGAAAAAAAGATAGGTGACAATATAAATATTATTGATGTTACACCCGTAAATAAATGACAAAAGAGTCTGATTTATGGAGACGCATTAACCTGATTCAAAAGACTGAACCGACCTGGCATTTAGTTAGAATAGAATCCAATACAATCAACGGAATACCTGATGTTAATGGTATTATAGATGGTAAAGATTTTTGGTTGGAATTGAAGGCAAATGATGCTAAGAATGTTGGGCTTTCAAAATATCAGGTTAACTTTCATCTTAAACGTAGACGACTTGGTGGTCGTTGCTCTATCTTAAATGCGTCCCCCACGCATAAAGGTCTTGAACTTCTCGAGATCCGTGAGCCGGGTGTCCCGTTTCCCGTTTCCCGTTTCCCGTTTTCTAAAACAGGGATTCGTTTGGCCCTGATCACTGCAGCCAGCAGCGCGCGCCAGGCGTAATCCAGTCCCGTCCCGTTTTGAAAGCCACGGATTCCGGGGGTTTTATAGTTCCATCAGGATCTGGCACGGCGCGCGCAGCGGAATTCCTGTGAAAAAAAGCCCGGAAATCTGCACCTTTCGGTTCACGCTGCCAGTGCAGCGTTCCAGGCTGTCACAGCGTAAAAAATTCTTGACAGGGGATCCCCTGTTTTATAGACTGGACCAGAACATATGAAAGGAGAAAGATTATGTCCAGAAAAAAAATAACATCTAAGCGAATGCAAGAAGCTTTTAATTTAAATGAAGCACATCTTGATGCGTTAGTAGCAGCAGTCGGTGTCGAGGCAGCTTTAAAAGGAGCCTTGTTAAGTACTTTGTTTGCTATATATGATGCCGCACCAAGTGAGGAGGCTGCTTTACATACTATTGCTGTGGCTAATAAAATGGCTGCTAAAAAATTTCACGAGGAAACATTAGCCTCTGAGGCTACAAGGCACTAATATGTGGTTAGTATTATTAATAGTGGCATTGTTTTTAGCAATGCCACGATTTATGTGTTATTTAACAATTGGGTTATTCTTGTGGACAATGATCTAGCGGTCCCGTCCCGTTCCCGTCTCAACCTCAGAAATTTTTTGAACGTTATAGTCAGGATGGGCCTGCAGCGCCCGCGGGGAAATTTCTTGGAGAGGAAAGATGAAAATTGTTAAAAAAATATTTTGTATTATAATAAGATTATGATATAATGGAGTTGAACCTTATAATATAATTAAGAGAAAGGAGTTTATTATGGGTTTTGATATATATGGTCTAGCACCAAAAACTAAAGGTAAAAAACCAGAAATAGATTGGAGTAAGGCAACCGATAAAGATAAAGATGCCTACTTCAAAGCTATGGATAAATTTGAAGAAGAAAATCCAGGTTATTATTTTCGTAATAATGTGTGGTGGTGGAGACCACTAGGCGAGTTGATTCACGATAAATGTGGCGACCTGCTTTCTGATGAGCAGAAAGAGGGATTGCAACATAATGGTGGAACAAATTACACCAAGCAACAAGCTATTCAAATCGCTAATAGATTAAGTGATTTAATTAAGAATGGTTATGTTGACGACCTTGAGAAGTCCATCAAGGACAATGCGAAAATTGCAAGTAAACATAACGAGGGTATTCAAAAAAAACTTGAAGACATTAGAAAAGAAGTTGAAAGAATACGACCTGATGAAAATCTTGCACCTAAAGACTATCCATTTCCTTACAATCAACATTGGCAAGAAATCAATGCACAGAGAAGTTGGGATGATAGTTACCCATTTAACAAAGAAAATGTTAAGCAATTCATTAACTTTGCACGATTTAGTGGTGGTTTCCAAATCTGTTAATTAGTTCCTTCCTTGTCCCGTCCCGTTTGCGAAATGCTTCGGGACGGGATTTTTTTCTTGTAGTTGCCGAGCGCGCGCCAGCGTGGAAAAATCACATTAGTTTTTCTCCCGTCTCCCGTCTCCCGTGCCGTTTTCTCGTTTCTCGTTTGTAGTTTCAACCTGCAGCCATCTGGTATTCCTGGAGTTCAGTCCGAAAAAAAAATTTTAAAAAAAAATAAAAAAATGTCTTTTTTTGTTTGATAATATCCTAAAATATTATATTATAATATAAGCAATACTTTTTATTAACTTAACGAGAAAGAAGGAAACATGAAAAAAATTGCTCTGAAAAATAAGAAAATGACAATGAGTCAAATTCTTACAAAATACAATTCTTTAATAGATAATATTAAAAAATTGCAAACTGCTAAATCTGATTATAATAATCAGATATTAAAGGCATTAGGTTATGATGATAACAAACCTAAAAAACTTTATACTAAAAAAATTGGTAAACATTTTGTTATGTGTAAAGTATCTCAAAGTTATTCTTTGAATTTATCTGAAGTAAAAAAAGAATTTCCTATTCTTGATACTGATGAAAAAGCAAAGAGTAAATTTTATAAACTCAATAGTCCTAGAAAAGAAATTGTTGTTGAGGTTAACAATGACTAGTGTAAGAGATTTAATTGCTAGTTATACTAACAATGAAGTATCCGTTAACGAAACGGATACTTCTCCAACAATCAACAATAATAATAATCAAGTTAATTCTACTGATACAACTCATAGATTAAACAATATGTTAATTGCTAAAATCCTTGAGGATAGAATTGTTGAACATTGTTCTAAATATCAAAATGAACAATCGCAAGATTTGATGAACGAAGTTCAACAAGATTTACAAGCAGTAAGAATACAAATATTAGGGAGATAATTATGACTAAAAATAAAAACATCGATTTAATTAAAAATATGGGTAAGACATTTGAACCTACTGAAAAAGAACATAAAGAATTTCAAGGTAGAGTTAAAAATATTGTTGCCCAACAAAAGAATGTTGATGAAATTGCAGACAATCTTGGTAGAAAATTAAGACAAGGTCAAACAATTTCTAAACAAGAACATAATGAATTTTATAAAAGTATGAAAGAGCATTTACAAAATCTCAAAAAGTAAATTTCATTATACCTAAACTAAAGACGGCTCTATATTTCTAGAGCCGTTTTTTTTTGTCTAATTTTCAAGGCTCTTTTTTACTTCCGTTTTCCGTTCTCGCTACAATTTTATTTTTCCCGTACACAGTTTGAGCTTACAGTTGCCGGGCTGGCTATAGTCAACTTACATAAATGTATACAGTAATAAAAACTTTCGTTATAATCCTTGTATGAAACCATCTGTTATGCCAACGGAAAAGTTGAGGCTCAAAGTAGAAAAGCTGTGGATACAGCACATCAAACTTTGCCAGGATCATTTTTTATATTTTGTTCAAGAGGTATGGCCCGACTTTATATGTAGAAAAGAAAAAGAAGTAGAAAAGTGGGGACACCATCAGATTATAGCTAGTGAGTTTACCAGTATTGCGGCAGAAAAAAAAGGGAGGCTCATTATAAATATGCCACCTAGACACACTAAATCAGAATTTGCTTCCGTATATTACCCTGCTTGGATTATTGGTAAATATCCAAAAATGAAAATAATGCAAGTGTCTCATAACACAGAACTTGCAGTAAGGTTCGGTTCTAAGGTTCGTAACATAATTGACTCCCCAGAGTACAAACAAATATTTGGTGATGTGAAACTTCGTGAGGACTCCAAAGCCAAGGGTCGTTGGGAAACTAACCAAGGTGGTGAATACTATGCAGCTGGCGTCGGTGCGTCCATCACGGGCCGTGGTGCAGACTTACTGATTATTGATGATCCACACACGGAACAAGACTCAATGTCCGATGTAGCTATGGAACGAGCTTATGATTGGTATACTTCAGGTCCACGACAGCGTTTACAACCGGGAGGCTCAATTTTACTGGTAATGACAAGATGGGCAGAAGATGATTTAACGGGTAGATTATTGAAGGCTCAAACTGAACCTAAAGCTGACAACTGGCGACAAATTTCTTTTCCTGCGATTCTTGACTCAGGGAACCCAGTATGGCCTGAGTATTGGAATTTAGAAGAATTAGAAAAGATCAAAGCTTCTGTACCTATTCGTAATTGGTCAGCACAGTATATGCAGAATCCGACAAGTGAGGAAGGTGCAATTTTAAAACGAGAATGGTGGCGTCCGTGGCAAGGACAGATACCAAATCTTATGCATGTCATACAAAGTTATGATACAGCGTTTAGTAAAAAAGAAACAGCTGACTATTCAGCTATAACGACTTGGGGTATTTTTAGTCCTGAAGAAGGAGGTGCTCCCCATC